AACATTCTCGCTGATGTTTCATTCAGCATCTGTGGAGTATCAGTATCTTCAATATTAAGTATGTTTCTAACCCAAAGAGGCATACCTAAACTGCGCTGATTAGCTACACTAGTGACCGCAAACTCCCTCTCTTCGTATGGAGTATTAATCTCCTCCATCACGCGAAAGTAAACAGTGTTAACTGCGCGCTTAACTAAATCTTCCGCTTTACCGCCAGTCGCCTGTCCCGCGTACGAAAGTATGTCAGATACTATCTGGCTGTAGTACACAGCTAGCTACCTTTCTTGCCTCCTCCAGCTACTTCCATTCCAGCATTTAGAAGCTGTTGGGCATTTGGACTTAATTCTTGGCCCTGTTGCATATTGGTGCCCATCCTAAAAAGCTCAGCAAAAGCCTTAAACATATCTGCTTGGCTTTCTACTCTCTTTTTCTCCTCACTCTTAAGCATGTTAGCTCTGGCTTGCGGGCCGTCCGTCTTCTTAACATAATCAACACGGAAAGACCACTCTTGGAAAGTAGGAACTTGCTCATCTGGATTCGCGTCCATATAAGCATCCACTTCTTCCATAGTCATGGGAGCTCGTCCCGGAAGTATTCCGACAATCCTCGACAAAGTCCCTTTTAGCCCTATAATAAGACCATCGTCAATGCTAACTGGCCTATCTTCCCCATCAATACCCTTAACAAGCAATCGAGGCTGTCTGCGCGTTCCAGCCGCTAAGTCTGTTGTAACTTCCTTAAGCCACTCACCTTCCGGTTGCCAATCAGCCCTATCTTTGTTCATGCTTATATAGGACGTGTATACAACTTCACCTTTCTGATCCTTATTTAGGATAAGAGGAACTCCAGATTCCAAGTCCCGTTCTTCAATTCCTAACTGCTCTTCTTTCTCTACATCAATTAAAACCGGCATACCAGCCCTCCTTGTTTAGCCGTACATCACGGATTCATACTCTTCGTCATCCTCATCCGAGTCATCAGAAGAAATATTAAGTTCTTTTTCTATCTTTTTAATTCTATCACTGAGACTGGCAAGTTGACCCATCATATCCATAGAGTCATCTTCCATCATCTCTTCTTCCATCATTTCCTCATCAGGTGATCCGATGAGGAGAACAGTCTTTGTTCCTTTTCCTACATATGGCTTGTGCATTTTACACCTCAAGGTAGACTAAAACCTGTTATATTAACCTGACAATCACTTGTGCTTGCACTGAGAACAGCTGATGCTGCTGCTCCCGGCTCTATGATCCAATAACCATTTACAATAATATTAGCGTCTTTATTGTTCGACGCGTCTATAAACCACTCAGCTAATACATCAGACCCAGACCGTAACTGCAAAGTTCCATTCGTATCACCGTGACAGCTAATATGATCAACAATGTATGTCTTACCTGTAATACCCGCTTTGCTTGCTGTTGCTCCAGCATTCGTTCCTGCGGCAGTGGCACTCCACCGACCATTACTAATATCAAGAGCCATAGCTATTCCTCTCAGCTAATTGTATCTATTATTTGTTGTACACGGTGTTCATAAGTGTGAGCACTTCTGACTAAATCATGCCCAGCTTTTGCTATGTTTTCACGCTCCATGGGATTCTCAAGCGCAAACTGTATCTTGTCTCGCGCCTCTTCTAAAGTTTTGTATCCCAAAAAGTGAACACCGTCCTCAAAACCTAACTCTTCAATACCAAAAACATTAGTATTCGTGACAAGACAGGTTCCGCAACTCATAATCTCAAAAAACCTCATATTAAGATCATCACGAATAGAGATGTTAAAACCGACTCTACCCCGTGCATACCGAACTGCGGCATCAGTAAAGAAAGTATTTCGTGAAAACCAACTATTTTTAAAACATTTAAATATATAATCTAAAGCCGCTATACGATCATTGCCTTGTTGTTCTCCACCAACCACATAGCCACTGTTTAAATACCCAACAAAAACTACATCGTGCCGCTTGTTGACTCCCCACTCTCCCTTAGTCTCTTCTGGAGCACGTAGTAACTCTCCAGCAGTCAGGTCTGTGGACGGAGTGCAAGCAAGAGGAAGCCAGTGAACATTTTCTATTCCATCTTGCTTAAACTTATCAACCGCTGGAAGCTGTGCAACAAACACATGATCAAAGTGCTTTGCCCATTCGAGTCTCTGCTCATACCCAAGATGCGTGTCTATAAGATAACAACACTTAGGTGCATCACCTTTAGGCACTTCCATTGGTATATCATCGCGCCCATCATCTATAAAAAGCCAAAAGTCATGCTTGTCGTAGTCAACTTTATTGTGAAACGGGCGAGTATAACGATCAAGGCCAGTTTCTTTAAACCCCAAACGAAAAAACGCCTCAGACACTCTACGAGCTGTTCCATTATTCCGGATGTCTGCATTGTAGAACAAGCCGGGAGATTTCATGCAGACCTCCTATTATAGGAATATACACAAATGTAATAAGCTACACAAGACATCTATTAAGCCTCCTTTAACATGGGTTCATACCAGCCCATGTAAAGCGACTCAATACACTTACTCAAGCCGTGTTTCTTTATCAAGGCATTATTGACTAACTCTTGGTGCCACGAAGAGTCCCAAAAACCTTCGTGAACTCTATTTCCCGTTTGTTGTCCAAAGTGATGCAAATATGCAGTTTTATCTACTCTAAGGTGATAACCTGCTTCGCGTATTCTTATACTAAGATCAAAGTCATCTCCACCCGGAAGTGACTCATCAAGCCCACCTAGTTGTTGTATTAACCCTGTACGAACTAAAGAACAAAAACCAATTAGTGTGGTAGCATTAAAAACAATAGAAGTATCTTGTTGTGTAAGACTTTGAGGCCCCGCAACAAAATTAGAACACGGGCCAACGGCTCCTACAGTGTCATCCTTAAAGTGCACAAGTAACTTAGGCCAGAACATCTGAGAAGCGGGAGGAAATATGACATCATCATTCATCATACAAAAATACTCAGTGTCACAATCTTTCAACACTAAGTTTATCGCCCCCATCCAACCTAAATTTTTATCACTATTTATCACTTTTATCGGGTAGTCTTTAGTTGCTAAAAGTTCTTCTACTTCACTTTTTCCGCTGTTATCAACAATTACAACGTCGAAAGAATAACTAGCATAATTAAAAAGACTGTCAACACACCAGTTTAATTGCTGTAAATTATTCCATGTCGGAATAGCTATAGTAAGTAATGATTTCATACTGTTAAAGCTTTGTTTCATTAGGCAAAGCTATACTGTCATAAGAGTCTTTAAGCTCTGGAATGTCTCGATACTGCAAGTAAGTAGACTCATTAGACCACCGCGAGGCGTGCTCTTTGTGTTGGGTCTTTACTCGAGTATCCACATACCGTGGTATATCATACTCAGAGCAACGCATACAGAAAAACCAGTCTTCACCGCAACCAGTACTGTAAAACCACGGCTTAGGTATAACTCTAAATACAGACATATTAAAAAGCGTGCAGGAAGCCCCAATAGCTAACTCTCCACCAACATCTTTATTTGTTATTAGTTTATCCTTTGGATAATCTAAAATAACTTTAGAAGTGTAAACACCATCCTTTTTGTTTACACTAAATATAACAGGATAAGTAGGATGCCGCGCAGTAAAAGCTAACGCACTATTTACTGGCACATTTGACCTAAACAAGCGCAAAAAAGTGGACGGCGAAAACTTCATGTCAGCATCCCACCAAAACAAATAGTCAGCTCCCCACTCTAACGCTACATCAACTATCATCTCACGCGCTTTGCCGACTAAGCTACAACGGCTGTAGTCAACAAGTGCTATTTGCAGTTTACCGAGACGATCATAATCCTCGTCCGTTGGGTTGCCCTCTGGGTCGCCTGTCTCATCGAGAGGGGGCAATGCCCTATTGGTTGCTTCCCACGCATCACGGGGCATCTCAGAACGCATTAACGTCCTTTCCCGCAATGCCCCGAAATACATCATCATGTCCATATACAACGGGCCTGTCTCAGCATCCGGCCCATTATACCACGGCAGCCCTATAACTAGTTTCACTTTCCAGCCCCACTTTCATACCAGTCTTTTGTAAACTCGTTAAAGTTTCTCTTATTTACAAGCCCTAATTTTACAGACAGAAATTCCCAAAATGTACCATACTCAAGAACTTTAAGTTGATGTCCTATGTGGTGACGCTTAATTTTGTCTGGAGCACGTAGCCACATAACACGCCCACAAGAACACCTAACCAAATAGTCACCAGACTCTTTCGGTTCTATTGGCTTTAAAAATTTAAACATTCCAGCCCTCTCATCTTATAAGGGGGTAGAGTTTCCCCTACCCCCTCACTTTGTACAGATTTGTTACAGAGCACGAATAAAAACGTGATCACCATAACCCGGATCAGCGTTGATTTGCGCTTGCGTAATTTCAGATAGCGCAACAACATTAACTGCTTCTGCAACATTAAGCCCGACGCTAGAAAAACCAACACTAGCAGCAGAAGGAACACGCAGACCAGTTCCCTGCTTTATAGCCTTAACACCGCTTTCAGGAGCTAAACGGACCGACTCGTAATAACCGTAAACCTGAACTAAGCCAGTTTCAGTTCCATTAGGAATGTCTTCATAAGCAATACCAATGAGGTGGCCGTGCTTATTGTCCGTAGAGCCTGCTTTAAGTAAGCTTGCGCCCTCATTTACTGCAACACTAGACGCATTTCCTGCTGTCGTGTACTTAAAAACAGGATCATGCACACCAATGTCTGCGCCACTATTGTTCGTAACCGTAACCCACACGCGCTCCGTGTCAGTACGATTTACAGTTTGCATAAACATATTACTATTTCTCCTCTTAGACTAGGGTAGCTTCGTAGTTCCAAGTATCAAGATCAGTCGAATCCGACACAACGTAAATAGATCCGTTGGCCGTATCAGCTGTGCCGTCATTGGAATTCAAAACAACACGCGCACCTTCCTCATCGTCCGCATTTTGGACAAAGCAAGAAATAATGCGACTCTTCGTATCCGCCAAAGCAACTGCTGTACCATTACCTTCTGCATCCTTAGCTGCTTCAAGAGTTCCACTCATGACCAAACGGTTTCCCATTCGACCAAGAGTTCTAGTGTTTACATCTCCTGCGGCCATTTCAACCTCGTATTAGGTCAACCCAGTAAGCTTACCGAGGGACGAACGCAAGTTACAACCCATGTTACCTTGAAACAGAATCGGAGCCAAGAACGAGTCTTGGTTTACCGGACTCTGCATACCTTCTGGTCCCATGCTAAAGTAAGCATCACGATGAACAAAGATAAAGATGTGATTGCTGTTAAGCACGTACAAAGTACCGGAAGGACACTTCGACTCAAAGTAAATGTCAGCAGCACGGAAGCGAGGCTTGATACTCAAGTCACCCTCACCACCCGGCGTATAACGAATTGCCGGAACAATGAGAGCTTCCAGCGTCTCAGCCATCGTCTGCGTCGTGAAGATAGCGTCAGGCTCACCCTCAACACCTGCAATCTCCGTACAATCATTATACAGCGTACGCAGGTTAGGAAGAAGGTTAGCAGCCGCGTTACCAACACCAGTGATAACGTTGTTACGCCATTTGTCATTGTTGCCGAAGTTAATGTCGGCATACGTGCCACTCGTAACCGTCGTAGCAACCATCGCCTCTAAGCCCGTAATCTGCTTCGAGCCGCTGGCCGTACCATCACTGTACGCATCCGTAGCAAGGTTATCCGCCAACGTAGCCTCAGCTTGGAACATACGATCCTTAGCCAAGTCACGAATACGGCTTTCACCTTGATTAGAACGCTTCTCAAGACCAGAGATAACAACCGTCGTAGCTGCTTGCTTGAAATCAAAGAAAGCAGTCGTCTGACCGTCGTAGCCACTGGGATCCAGCGTCTCATTGCCGGAGTAACGCTTGAAGTTACCGGAACCTTCATACATCACCGGAACCTTAATACGCTCGCCACCGCTGAGCTTCTTAATGCGATTGCCGTTCGTCATCCAGTTCCAAAAAGGACTGCGCTTGTGTACCTGATCACGCAGCATGCCACTGTCAAGATAGTTCATGACAGTCGTGCTAAGTAGTCCACCCCATGTAATTGATGGATTTGCGTCTTTAATACCCATGATTTACTCTCATTAATTATGAGGCAAAGCCTCGTTGTTATTGTCCTGTAAGCTGTCGCTTACCAAGTGCCCAAGCCCGATCAAATACATCTTCAGCGGAATCACCGCGTCGTGGGTCGTAAATGCGAACTGGTGCATTCCCACGGGAGCTTCGTCTAACGGTCGCACTAGGTGACGGCCGACGTTGCTCAGGTTGAGGCCGACGAGCTTGTCGTTGCTGACGACGTGGTTGTTGCCGTTCTTCAACTGGAGCTGCGCCAAACTCTAACTGATACAAGTCTAAAGGTGTTATACCCTTCGTTGGGTCTTGCAAGCTCTCCAACCGCCGGTTAAGGCGTTGTTGAACTTCCGGATGAATACGCACATTTCCGTTCTCATCCATTTCCCCAAAACTATCACCATACCTCTCGTAAGCTTGCGCCAAGTTTTCATTGACATAACGCTGTGCTCTCGCATCAGCTTCACGTCCTTCCAACTCTGTGCGTGGAAGATACCCTAAATGGTCTGCCATACTACGAAACATATCAAGATGTTGCTCTGTCACACCTTCGGGCAAAGCTGCTTCTTGTTGTTGCGTAGGAGCTTCCCCACCAACATTACCTTCCCGCTGCGCTATTAGCTGTTCACGAAGACCGAGAACCTCCGAACGTAAAGTATTCCACTCGTTGATGTTCTGGTGCATCTTACGCTGCATATCAGAAACTATTCGAGCGGCCTCTGGATCACTCTGCCTTAGTCTACGTACTACTTCATCAGTCCCTTCACGCCGAGCCTGTGACAACGGTGCATCCGGTGCCGACTCTTCGTAAAGTTCCTCTTCTTCCAGCCCATCTAAAACGTCCTCATCGAGTCCGTCATCACCCCACTCCTGCTCTTGATCATCCAGAAAAGCTCTGAAGTCTTCTTGAGCAGTACTACCTGCATAATCTTCCCCAACTGCTTCACTCATTACTACATCCTCCGCAAAATTGTAGGAGGGCAACGCTTAACTGCATAACAATTTGATACACAGTTATTTAGCCCTGCCATTGGAAT